AACGATGCTGTATCTTCGTATGCTAAAGCCTTATCAAGAACAATTAAAAGAGTATAACTTATAAATACATATAAGTTGTAAAAAAAGGAGAATCAAATGTTTTTATCCGAGAACTATCAAAAGAAATGGGAAGCGATCCTAGATCACCCAGATCTTCCACAAATTAAAGATTCTTACAAGCGTGCTGTTACCGCAGTATTGCTAGAGAATCAGGAAAAGTCTTTACGTGAAGAGCGTCAAGCACTATTCGAAACCCCAGTAAATAACATCAGCGCAACTGATGGTATTCAAAAGTATGACCCAATTCTTATTGGTCTAGTACGTCGTGCAATGCCTAACCTAATGGCTTATGACATTTGCGGCGTTCAGCCAATGACAGGTCCTACTGGACTAATTTTTGCGATGAGATCGCTATACGGCGGAACAACAGATACACGTGCTAATACCAGCACTCGTACTGAAGCATTGTTCAACGAAGCTAACACAAGCTTCTCCGGCGATTTCACAAACGCAACAGGCAACAATCCAGTTGACGGCACATATAACATAGGTCGCCCAATTAGCACCGGCACAATGGAAGCTAAGAGTGACTATGCTGAAATGTCGTTCTCGATCGATAAGACAACAGTTACTGCTAAGTCACGTGCATTAAAGGCTGAGTACACTGTTGAATTGGCACAAGACTTAAAAGCAATTCATGGTCTTGATGCTGAGGCAGAACTATCGAACATCCTCTCGCAAGAGTTTATGTTTGAAATCAACCGCGAGATTGTTCGTACAATCTACAAAGTTGCTAAAGCAGGTTCGCCATCGACAGCAACTGCTGGAACTTTCGACTTAGACATCGATTCAAACGGACGTTGGTCTGTTGAGCGTTTCAAAGGTCTTCTATTCAATATCGAACGTGATGCTAACCACATTGCTCAAGATACTCGTAGAGGAAAAGGTAACTTCATCGTTTGCTCCGCAGACGTTGCAAGTGCATTAGCTATGTCGGGCGTTCTAGATTACGCTCCAGCATTAAGCACAAACCTAAATGTCGACGACACTGGCAATACTTTCGCAGGTGTTCTAAACGGTCGCTATCGTGTTTACATCGACCCATATTCGGCTAACCTAGGTGCAAGCAACCAGTTCTACATGGTTGGTTACAAAGGCGCAAGCCCATATGATGCAGGTATGTTCTATTGCCCATATGTTCCTCTACAAATGGTACGTGCAATTGATCCTAACAGCTTCCAGCCAAAGATCGGCTTCAAGACACGTTACGGTCTAATTGCTAACCCATATGTAACATCGGCAAATGGTTTATCGGATTCGGATGCAGATAATTTTACTGCAGATCGTAACCAATACTACCGTCGTACAAAGGTTGTTAACCTAATGTAATAAACCGACGTTAAGATCGGACTTAAGGGGGAAGAAATTCCCCCTTTTTTATTGTATTACGCGGCTATAAATAATAGTAATAAGTAAGGAGAAGTATGGCGTTTACTGCAAATATTGGCGAAATTAAACAGAGCTTAGTAAGCAGCGTTGCAACAACGTATGATTATCTAAGACCAAACGCCTTTAGATTTAGTATTAAGGATTTGCCAAGAACTTCCTTTACTTGTCAATCCGCAAATCTTCCAGATATGCAATTAGGATTTGCAACACAACCTACACCTTTTGTTGACATTCCTACAATAGGTGATAAAATAAACTTCGGAGAATTCACCATCAGATTTTTGGTTTCCGAGGATATGTCAAATTATTTAGAATTGTATCGTTGGTTATTAGCTCTTGGATTTCCAAATGATTATAATCAATTTAAAGCTTTTACCGAAAAACGGCCAAGTAGATTTCCATTTGTTACTAAATTAAATGGACAGGAAGAAGTTTTGGCATACTCGGATGGTACTTTGACTATTTTAGACTCGACAAATAATCCTAAAGTTAATATAATATTTAAAAATCTGTTCCCTATATCATTGCAAAGTTTAGATTTTGATATCGCATCACAAACCGTAGAATACTTTACTGCAATTGCCACATTTAAGTATACATTTTTCGAAGTAGAACCTTTATAATAAATTGGAGTTATTATGAATAAAAAAGTAAAACCAATGCCGTTGCCTTCTATTCCTCAGTTGCCAAAAGCAGGAGAAGCACAGCAAGCTCAAAACCAGGGACGTCTTGAAGTAAAAATTGATGATTTGAGAAAAGAAAGAATTTTCATTGCAACTCCTTGCTATGGAGGCCAACTAACTGAGGCGTATTTTAGATCGACAATTCGACTTCTAACATTCTGCAATCAACATCAAATTCCTGTAGCATTCGGAACGATTGCAAATGAATCTTTAGTTACCCGTGCAAGAAATGTACTTGTAGCATATTTTCTACAAAGCAACTTTACCCGCCTAATGTTCATTGATGCGGATATTGAATTTCAACTTGAAGATGTTATCAAGTTAATTGCACATGACAAAGATGTTGTTGTTGGTGCATATCCTAAGAAAGGTGTTAATTGGCAGCGTATTCGTGAAAGCGTACGAGGAACACATGATTCTTTAGATGATAAGCAAATTGCTTCTTTTGGGAGTGACTATGCTATTAATTTTAAATTCATTAATCGTGATGCAAAACAGATTGCTATTGAGAACGGTCTAATTCGTTTACATGACGGTGCAACAGGCTTCATGATGATTAAGCGCGAAGTCATTGATAAAATGATTGAAGCATATCCTGAACTTAAATACAACAACGATCTAAATACTCCTAAAGAATTGGATCCCCACTTCTATGCTTTCTTCGACACAATGATCGATCCGAAAGACAAGCGTTATCTTTCTGAGGATTATACCTTCAGCCGTAGATGGCAAGACATCGGCGGAGAAATTTGGCTTGATCCTTCAATCTCCCTAAACCACTATGGTTCATTCAACTTCCAAGGTAATCCTTCGCAAATTATTCAAGTAGGATAATATGAAACTTACTGATCTGCAGCAAGCTTGGGCAGAGGATTGTAAAATAGATGAAATGAATCTTGGAAAGGAGTCCGCAAGGACTCCTAATCTACATTCTAAGTATTTAAATTATCTAACTTCTACCCGGCTTAATTTAAGAAAAGCTGAATCAGATTATTTTAATATGAGGCGGCTTAAGTACAAATACTATCGGGGCGAACTTACTCAAGAAGAGCTTGTAGATACAGGATGGGTACAGTGGCAAGGAAACAAACCATTAAAAAATGAAATGGACGAGTTTCTGCAATGCGATAAAGACTTAATTGAATTGCAGGATAAAATTGAATATTTCAAAACAGTACTATATCAGTTGGAACAAATTATTCGTTCCTTAAATAGTAGAACATGGGATATTAAAAACTGCATCGAGTGGAACAAATTTACTAGCGGTATGATTTAATGACAGCAGAAGATATCATAGTAGTTAAAAAAGACGAAGTACATGTAAAAGTTTATTGTGAGCCTTCTATTGCACAAGAACTTAATGATTACTTCTCCTTTGATGTACCGGGAGCAAAATTTCATCCATTGTACAAATCTCGTATGTGGGATGGTAAGGTTAGATTGTTCTCAATGTTTACCAAAGAAATATATGCTGGTCTAAAAGATTATGTAGAGACATTTGCGAAGGAAAGAGAATATTCTTATAAAGATGCAGTAACTCCTGTATTCAAAGATCCTGTTACATATGAAGATATAGAACAGTTCTGCAAAGAATTAAATCTCGCTTCTAGAGGACAACCTATCGAAATACGAGAATACCAAATAGAAGCGGTATATAGAGCTATTGCAGATGGAAGAAGATTATTGCTTTCACCAACTGGTTCAGGTAAGTCTTTAATCATATATTGCTTAATTCGATGGCATGAAAAGTTTGGTCGAAGACAAGTAATTCTTGTTCCTACTACCTCATTAGTTGAACAGATGTATTCAGACTTTCAAGACTATTCTTCAATTAATGGTTGGAAGGCATCTAATCATTGCCATAGAATTTATGGTGGCCATGAAAAATCAAATGAGTTTGATGTAGTTATTAGTACATGGCAATCTTTATATAAATTACCAAAAAGTTTCTTTGAAGGGTTTCAAACAATATATGGCGACGAAGCTCATTTATTCAAGGCAAAGTCCTTAACCAGTATTCTAAATAAATGTACAGGTTCTCCTTACCGCATTGGCACAACAGGAACTTTGGATGGAACTAAAACTCACAGATTAGTTCTTGAGGGAATATTTGGGCCTGTTCTAAAAGTCACAACAACAAAACAACTTATTTCTGATAAGACTTTAGCTGATCTTAAAATTTTTAATATTATTTTAGAATATCCTGACGAAATAAAAAAAGCGGTTAAGAAGAATACCTATCAAGAAGAAATGGACTTTCTTGTTCAACATGAACCAAGAAATAAGTTTATACGAAATCTTGCATTGAAACAAACTAATAATACCTTAGTACTTTTTCAGTTTGTAGAAAAACACGGCAAAGCTCTTTTTGAAATGATACAACAAAAAGAGCCCGAAAGAAAAGTGTTTTTTGTATATGGTGGAACAGATGCAGAGCAAAGAGAGGAAATACGAGGATTGACAGAGAAAGAAAAGAATGCTATTATTGTGGCATCATATGGAACATTTTCTACGGGGATAAATATTAAAAACCTACATAGCATAATTTTTGCTTCTCCTTCAAAGTCTCGTATACGTAATTTGCAATCTATTGGTCGAGGTTTGCGAACAAGTGAAAATAAAGAAGCTTGTACTTTATATGATATCGGTGATGATTTAACTTGGAAAACGAAAAAGAATTATACCTTATTACATATGATAGAAAGAATTAAAATTTATAATGATGAACACTTCAATTATAAAATCATAAAGGTATCATTATAATGGAACAATCAAACGTCGTACTCATAAAATTAATAACAGGCGAAAATGTTGTCTGCGAAACAAATGAGGATTGCGATTCTTATATCGAAAAAAAGTTTATTGATATCTACAATCCTGTGTTGGTAAATGTTTTAAGAATGCCAAGGGGAACTAATCTTGTAGAATCCTATATTATGATGCCCTGGGTAGGATTCGCAAAAACAGATTTTTGTAGAATAGCTGCAGATAAAGTTATTACTTTAGTAGATGTAGAAGATGGTATACGAGATAACTATATAGATTTTGTAGAAAGACGTAAAGAAGAACAGGAGGAGGATTCTGAGGATGAAGGCGGTGTTAAGTTTTTAGAATCCCCAAATGAAACAGAAATGGAAATTGAAGAATTTCTTGAACAAGCCTTAGAAAAATTAGGAGATAACCTTGAAGAAGACGAAGAATACGATGGAAGAGAAGATTCCTATTTTGGAAGAGTTAGAAGAAGTACAAGAACTCTCCACTAAGCAACCTGCAGAGCCTGCTCATTATGTAGACAATAAAAAGTTTTTACAGGCTCTTATAGACTACAGAAAATTAATAGATGCAGCCAATGCTGCAGGTGAAGAAATTCCTAGAGTTCCTGATTATATAGGTGAGTGCTTTGTTAAGATTGCTACACACTTATCATATAAATCAAACTTCATTAATTACACTTTCCGAGATGATATGATTTCGGACGGCATAGAAAATTGTTTAACTGCCGCCGCAAAATTTGATCCTTCAAAATCATCCAATCCATTTGCTTATTATACCCAAATCATTTATTTTGCCTTTATTCGTAGAATACAAAAAGAGAAAAAGCATCAGGCGACTAAATACAAAATAATTGAAAACTTAGATTTAGATTCAATTATTCAACAAAATGATGACAGCGAATCTGCAAGACAATTGATAGAGTTTTTGAAAAAACAATTGGATGGAATCGATCCCGAAAAAAGAGAAACTCCTGCTCAAACCAAAGCTAGAAAAAAGAAACAGTCTGAACCATCTATGGACTTTTTGGATGAATAATATATGGATCATGATTTAGAATTTGAGAAGCAATATTGGAATACTTGCGTTAATACTTTTTATGAGGACAAGAAGCAGTATACATATGCTAGTTATATGGGATTAACTAGAATGTGGGATAGTTTTGATGTACAACATAAAACCATTCTGGATATTGGTGGCGGTCCTAGTAGTATGCTTTTGCGATGCGTAAATTTAAAAAAAGGAAAGATAGTAGATCCCATAGATTATCCGCAATGGACAAAAGATAGATATGCAATTCATAATGTAGATGTTGAAGTAAACTATGGTGAAAATATAAATGAAAAAGGTTGGGATGAGGTTTGGATATATAATTGTTTACAACATGTTGAAAGTCCAGAAAAAATATTATTGAATGCGTTGAAGGCGGGAAAATTACTAAGACTTTTTGAATGGATAAACATTCCTCCGCATCCCGGACATCCTCACGAGTTGACTTCTTCACTATTTTATAATATACTTACGGATGTTACTAAAACTAAATACTCCAGTGTAGTGAATCTTTGGGACGAGCCTTCGGCTTGTTATGGTGAAGCTTTTTATGATGTTTTTGAATCGTTAATATATGAGCAAAATTAAAGTATCTGAATTATTTTATTCTATCCAAGGTGAGGGGCGTTATATGGGCGTCCCTTCAATCTTTCTTAGAACCTTCGGTTGTAATTTTACATGCGATGGATTTGGTGTACCGAAAGGATTTGTAAATCATGCGCGAGACATTGTCGCCAAAGACGTTCATCTTTATAAGACTTATAAAGAGCTTCCTCTTGTATCCACTGGTTGTGATTCATACGCTAGTTGGGATCCTCGTTTCAAGCATCTTTCTCCCGTTCTATCTTGTGACAGTGTTGCCGAGGCAATTGTCGAACTACTTCCACACAAAGAGTGGAAAGACGAACATCTAGTTATTACGGGTGGAGAACCCTTATTGGGTTGGCAAAAAGCATACCCACTATTGTTAGAGCATCCTAAGATGAAAAATTTGGATGAACTAACTTTTGAGACTAATGGTACTCAGCGTTTGAATCCTGAGTTAGAAGAATATCTATTTCAGGAATGGACTCGGTTTGGTCGAGACTATGATAAGTTAACTTTTTCAGTATCGCCTAAATTATCGGTATCGGGTGAATCAAAAGAAGATGCTTTGAAACCTGAAGTAATTAAACAGTATCAGGATGTAGGATATACTTATCTAAAGTTTGTTGTGGCTTCGGAAGAGGATTTAAATGAAGCTGAAGAATGGATTGAGGAATATAAAAAGGCAGGCTTTAGTGGCCCAGTATATTTTATGCCGGTAGGTGGAGTCGAATCTGTTTACGTCTTAAATAATAAGAAGGTGGCAGAGTTGGCGTTGAAAAGAGGTTATAGGTATTCTGATAGATTGCAGGTGCCTTTATTTAAAAATGAATGGGGCACTTAAATGTATGAAACTCATAAACGAACTTTTTTAAGAGCAGTAACTTGGAGAATAGTTGCTACTCTTGTTACTGCAATATGGACAGGATTAAGCGGAGCCATTATTATAAACATTTTTATGACAGTGGCACACTATATACATGAACGGGCATGGCTCAAGGTGAAGTGGGGAAGA